TAATGTTCCTTCTTCACGTGATAAAAATTCTTTATAAGCAGTATCATCGTCCTCAATATCAATCCAATTCTGATTATCATAATTATTTTTAGATTCTGAAATCATAACAACCAGATTAGTATTTTTATCATATGTATAAATCATTATTGTGATCCGGTTAATTTAACAATATTACCAGCAGTGCCTGCCAATCCATTGCCGCCGCCAGCAGCCCCTGTCCCAAAAGCTCCTCCTAGAGCAGTCTCAGTGCCAGATGAAAAATAATCACAAATAAGACCAAGCAAGCCTCCACCTCCTCCACCGCCACCTCCAGCAGACCCTGCAGGAGCTGCACCATTTCCTCCGTTACCGCCATCTACCTTAATAGTACCAGAAGCATTATTTATTACAGGTGACGCCAAAATTAACACCCCTCCGCCTGACCCTCCGCCGCCACCAGTTGCTGTGGCATCATTTGATCCACCGCCGCCGCCGCCGCTCCCACCAATCATTTTATTGACACCCTGTACACCTCTAATCAACTCAGCAGAATGCCTAGATAATGCAGACCCTTGAGGGATGGCAATTGTAGCTGCACCAGCAGCGCCGCCTCCATTTGCCCCCCCAGCCCCTCCAGATCCTCCAGCGCTTCCTGCAGAAGCTGTGGCACTGCCTGTGCCATTACTGCCAACAGCATTAGTCCCTCCGTTTCCGCCATTACCAGATGTTGCATAATAACCAGCGGCAACAGCTGCCCCACCAGTTCCTCCAGAACCATTGACTCCAATGTTGCTGATGGTCCCAGAATTGGTGATTGAAGTACGAGCACAAACTAAAAAGTTTGCCGTGGACAATGTAAAGGTGGATGACACTGTAAGAGTTGTATAAAAAACATTTGTGGTAAGAGTTGTATTTGAGCCAATTGTCACAGCTCCAGTATTCCCGTCTCCATAAATTGAATTAGTCAAAGTTTTTAAATAAAGTGGCATTGTTTTTCCCTCACTTATTCAGTGCTCAAGTCTCCTCAGAAATTCTCGCATTGCCATTTGCCGCAGCCCATATGCCGTCTACAATTCCAGCATAACAAGGCTGCGGAAATTCAAAATAAGCCCCTGCTGCTATCTGAGTTTTGTAACTTGTGGTTGAGGCTGTTGCCCCATACTTAATATAAAGAACCTGAGTAGAGTCGTTATAAATACTGGCAGCCTTTCTAGCTGTATTGGCGGCTAGCAGCGTCACATTAGTTGCGGAGCTTGCAACTGAAGTCGTGGCCCCAGTTGATAATTGTTGGTAAACATTCTGCCTGCCAGCACTGTCTGTAACTATAGCTGTATAATCAGCATCAGTAGAAGTCATTGCTGCGTTAGCATCATTTCTAACACCAAGAATAAAAAAACCTTTTTCTCCAGATGTGTGCGCAGAATCTTCGGCAATATTAGTTTTAACAAAAACAATGCCTGCAGAATCTACAGATATAGGAGCATAGTCACCATTAGCATCTGCTCGCGATGTGCCAGCATCGTCATTCCTCACGCCTAAAATAAATACGCCGGTGTCACCGGTTGTATGCGCAGTATCTTCAGCTTTGCCTAAATTATTTGCTGCTGTACCTGGTACAATACTTGTTACATCAACGTCGCCAATATCTACTCCACTATTTGCTGTTAATTTACCAATTCCGTTAGTGCCTGCTGGTAACGCAACATCTGTAGCTAAATTAACTCGCAACGATGTAGCCGCAGTACCTGTCCCATTAGTTACACGATCCCATGTTACCCCATCAAAAGCTTCTAAACAGGCCCCAACAAGTGTGGTAGTTGGGTTGGTGGTGTTGTCTGCAAGAGCTGCGGCGGCTGGGAACTCTGTGTCTGCAGTTACTGAAACATTATTAGAACTAGTTGAATAACCACCCATATTTCACCTCATTTACTATAAAGTAATGTCCCTGTTACACGTATTGTCGGAGCTATAGAACCTGTTTCAGTAGTAGAGGCAGCAACAGATAGCCCTGTTCCCTCTTTAAAAATCTGTGAAAAGTCCATGGCTGTTGTTGAAGTAGGAGCTATCTGAATAGAAAGATCTGGAGGCGTAGTTCCGACAATTACTTCAGTAGAAGGCCTAAAATAAATTTGAAGCCATCTAACTGAAGCATCTGCATTATTAAGAATATACCCTTTAAATGAAATCGATTTATCTTCAATGGCCTGTGCTGTATTTGTAAAACCAATAACTTTATGAAGCGCAGAAGTAGTAAATCTAATATATCTATCTTGTATTGTTATTGGTCCTTGCATTACGATCTCCTAATTAAAAAGGCGGGGCGAGAACTCTACCCGCTACCCGCCTTAATAAATAAATAATAAATAAAATCTTTAATATCCAGGACGCTCCTGAGCTACTATAACATAATCAACTGAAGCTGTCAGAGCTCCTAAAGCGGCTGCCGTATCTCCATCTTGAACATGCATTGTAACTCTTAAAGGAGCTGTAGGAATATTAGTATTAAATTCTCCTTGCTTCACATCATTAACATAATATTCAACCAAAGAAGTTCCTGTAACTTTAAATCCAACTTTAAAATAAGTGTTAGCTACAAATGTAGCAGTAGATGTTTCAGTGCTAGAAACAGATGAAGAATTAGTTACAAAATCAAGAGAAGCCCCATCGTCTGGCTTAATGAAATAAATTCCATTAGCATTAGCAAGAGGAGTCGTATCAGTCGCGACCAGCCCAAATAAAATATCAATTGATGTCGCTTCGCTTGCCTGAAATCTTGCCTCAAAATAAAGTTTTGTTCCCGCCGTAGGAACAAAAGCATGGCCCAATAACTGCATACTTACAGCATCATTATCAGCATTTGTATCAGTTATAAGAAGCACTCCGCCTACACACGGAGCAACAGAAGCAAGAGCTTGTGTTGCAGCAGCATCAGTCTCTGTCACTGTCCAATCAGCTGACACATACTGATGAAAATCATTATTATACACAGAATATTTGCCAGGGACTCCAAACTCATAATCCTGCCACATGCCAGCAGAACTTTGTTCTGCAACCTTAATCCAAGAAGCATCAGTTGATAAACTACGTGCCATTTAAAACTCCTATCAAGTATCAAGAGCTGGAATAACATCAGAAGCAGACACGCTAGATCCAGTTCCGCCACGTGTAAAATTATCACCAAGAATTAAAGCTGTTCCCCACTGCGCATTATTCGCAATTGTCGCATCTGTGCCATACATATGATTACCATAAGCCTGCCCAGTAGGATTAGAATCAAGAATACATCCTGGTATATTCGTACCAATGGTAACAATTTTATTATTTTCAATAATTAGCTGTGTTGCAGTAGCACTATCAATAATCCCTGCAGTAACAAGATCCCCTCTAAACGTATTACCTCTAAAATTGCATCTAGCAACTGCAGCCTCAATGCTAATCCAACTATTAATTGCAACAGTAGTATTAAAACCTATACAATTTTCAATTACAGTAGAATTTGAACCAGTTGCAAGAGTAATTGCATCAACAACATTAATCCCAGTATCAGAGCCAATCATAAGCAAATTTGAAAGCTTACATCCAGATCCTGCAATATTAACAAACGCAGTAGCTGCATCAGTAGTCACAAGCGATAATTGAAGATTGGCAAGCAAAATATTATTTCCAGTCAAACTAAACAAATCTACAGCACCATTAACCAAAAAAATTGGTCTAGCATTACCTGTCTGACATCCAACAATTTGAACATCATTTACAGACGTTGTCCCAACTGCTGTAATTGTCTCAGAATGCCCTGGCAAAATTATTACAACATCGCCTCTTCCAGATACACATTTTGTTAATGCCCCAGTAGTTCCAAATAATGTATTCATTGGTTCAGTAGGAGACAAACCAGAATTCCCATTTGATGAGCCAATACCAAGAAGAGTAAGTGTCGTTGAATTGCCTACATACAAAACTTGCGCACCAGGACTTGGGAATATTCCTTGTGAAGCAAGGAAGCTCGATGTTACTAAACCGGTAGAACCTACAGGATTATAAAAAGCCATCTTTTTCTCCCTCTAACTTTTAAATTCTTTAAGCCCCGTTTGTGCCATATACGCCGCGCCAATCAGACCAGCCATGCGCAAAACGAGTCAACATTTTAACTTTATAAGCTCCTGCATCAAAGTCATAATCAGAAGACATTTCTGGGGCCAGACGATCAAAGAAATACATCTGATTTTCAGAAGTCTCACACAACAAAAACCATGCATCAGTATCAGTTAAATAATCCCAATATACCGGCTCAAGACCTTCAATTTGAAAAGCATTAATTGCATTAGCAGATGTATCTGAACGCATTGAAGATTTTAAAATCTCAAAAGCATCATACATTGCTGTACCAATTCCTGATGTTAGTAACTTAGTCGGTTTTAAATTAGTCCGTAAATTACCATCATCACGCGTATCACGAAAATCAATCAATGCCTGGCGCAGTGATGTAATCGAAAGATCTGCATCAGTTGAAAGACGATTTTGTTCTGTGCCACCACGAACAAGAGCATGAGTTGTCGAAAACAATGCCTCACCATTCGGATTGCCTGTTGCTGTAGAAAACCCAGAATTAAACTCATCAGCAGCTTCAACCTGGCGAACTTCATATATACTTTTACCAAGAGCCTGGCTAAGTTTTGAGATAGTCAATTCCTTGCCATCATCAATTAATTCTTGTGAACATTTAAACCCTTTGCCATATTTTGCCATCGTATATGTCTTATCAAACCCTTGGATAGGATCTTGGTATGTAACCGATTCACCCTCAAGAACAGTGGTAGCAATATCAAACCCTGCAATTTGCGTAGTTTGTTCAATATCCCGATCTGATTTAGTCACATTAAAAATCATCGGAATAAAATCTTTCTTCTGATTATAAGCATTAAAGATAATGTGATGAATAGATGGTAGGTGAGTCGTGCCGAAAATATCACCCATATTACTGCGTAACAAAACCATAATTTCCTCCTAGGAATAAAACTTATACGCCAGCTAAGTTGCCACTAAGCACATGATTATTAATAATGCACTCAACTGCTACATTTGCACCAACAGTATTGCCAGACTGATTATGGAAACGCAGAAGCTTAACTGGAAGTGTATTAGTGGTTGCTTCTGTAGTATCATCAATTTCCATCTGCGAAATACCATTCACAGCAGCCGCAACCACAATATTAGCATTTAAATTCAAATCAGTGGCAACAATCCCGCTAGCAGAAATCTGCGCAAGAAATATAGTTCCAAATGTATCAACACAGCGAATAACAGTCCCTGCCGATGCGGCAGCCGATTCAGCAGCCACGCCAACAATTTGAACGTCCGATGCAGCAGCACGATCCACAACACCAGCGTTTGTAAGATTAAGCATATCATGCTTGCCAATCAGAGCGTTAGCTGCCGCCAATGTATAAGCATTTACTCTGCCAACCTCTCCACTGAAACTCTTGATAGGGATAAACCCACGCGGTGCGTCTACAATACCTGCCATATATTCCTCCTAAGTTAGTCTCTACGAGACTCTAATGCAAAATCTGTAGTCTCAATATCTCGGTTATGTTGCTTGCGTCTTATCGACTGCTTCGCATTAATCCGATCAAAATCTTTACGCTCCCTCAACTCTTTCCACTCGTCTATCGGCATGAAAGCTAAAACCATCTCGTAGCGCCTTACTGCCCCGTCAACCATCTTCACACCTTCCAGCGCATGCTCTTTTAAAATCTCAACTTCGCTCTTTGATGCGTTGGTTAGAATCCTCCAGCCGTTTTGATGGACACCGCCCATATCACGAACTTTATTATAATTCACCCAACGGTATTTGTATCTAGGATTCTTATTTAAGACCTTCAGTAGGTCTGGCCTGTGGAAGGATGTTGGCCGTTTTTCTTCAGCAGCGCCATTTGATTTGCTCTGCTGGGAGGGAACGTTTATATCAGACATTTTCTACTCCTTATATATTTATGTCAACTGTAAAATTAATGCGTCGCATTCTCAAGATATTTTCCGATAAACCCCCTTAGCATCTTGCTCAAACTTATTTTTACTAAATACATCATTTGGAACACCCATACGCTCCGCTACTTTCATTTGATATGTACTAATTTCTGCCTGCATCTGTGGCGTCTGCGGGCGTTGCGATGAAGTTGTCTCAGTATATCCGCCAGTAAGGCCTGACAGACGCCGATCCTCAGCTGATCTAGGCTTATAATTAATTCTGCGAGCTGCTTCTATAGTGCAATCCTGCACTGCAAAAATACCATCCTTATAAGTATTGTCGACGGTCATGCGTTCGCGCATCACCTTATCAGCCTCACGCCACAACTGAGATTTATTATCACCCATCTCAGGATAATCTTTAAGCACAGAAGAAAGCACATTATTACGAGTTGTTGTCACTTTATATCTTCCTGTTATATCTTCAATTATCTCGCTCTTTAAATTGGCATCACGCGCATGCAGCTTTTTAGTAAGCTTCTCCGCCTGCTCACTATCAAGATCCATATCATCAAAATCAATAGCATCTATTACTGGCTCTGCACGCACTGCAGTAGGTGCTACTTCACGCGGCTGTGTTACAACATCCTTTAACGCATCAAGAGACGCTGCTAACTTATTAATAGTCTCATCAGTAAGACGAGCTTCTGGTTTTGTTTCTGTAGTGATCTCATCAGACATATTATTCTCCTTTATTTAATTTGCGGCAATTCTCTAAAATACTTTTCAAATAGTCACGGCGACGTCTCAGCCCTTCAACCATTCCATTCATATAAATTAATCTATCTCCAAGAGCTGGAGAAGATACATGTACTGAAGTCGCTTCAGTCTTCATGTCTTCAATAATATTAGCGTCTAACTTCTCTAGCTCCTGATAAGCAGGATGCTCTTTAAGTCCGGCAATTAGAGATCCGTACTTTATGTAGAAGTTTTTCTGCTCTTCAGTAAGCGGCTTTTCTGGTATCTGATTCATATTCTATTGGACTTGTACTGGCGGCACTGAGACATTATTACCACGCATCTCCGGACGCTCGCCTTGCGGCGGAGGTGGCGCTTGATTCATTCCGCTTGTAGCAACAGGCTGCTGAGTCTGCTGATCAACCTGACCTGCAACTCTTGCTGACATCGATGGGCTAATCTGAAGCCCTGTCACGTTACCTTGCGCTGCTTGCGCCTGCATTGCTTGATCAAATTGCTCATGCTTTCTAATTGCATCTAAAAACATAGCGTCCGCATTCGCTGCAATATTTCCAATCTGCTTTCCTTGCGCGTACTCCTGCGACTCAATGAAAGCTTTCAGCACTTCAATCTTGTGTGGGTGATCATCGTTCATCACAATAAATGGCAGCTTGCCCTGTACACAAGACATAACTTCTTCTCTTGCTTCAAGCGGCTTCTGCAACCGGTCCGGCTTCTCCAAAAACAAATCAGGATCAACTACACCTTGCGCCTTTAACACAGACTTGCGCAGCTCATAAACTGTGCGAGGCGATTGCAATCCAAGCTGCAGATCAAGCGGATTAATCATCGTCTGTGCACGCAGCATCGCCTTCTGGAACTCAAGCTCTTTGTTAGCAGACGCCGAGTTAGCCAACATCTCGTAATCAACCTGACCACGCAGCTCAAAGCGCGTCTTCATTTCCTTCATCACAGGTGTGCCGTCATCCTTGAGAAGCTGATACCCATCAGAACCAAGAACACGGTACATAACCCCGTCAGGAAGACGCACTTGCATCATCGCATCAAGCTCCTGCAGCATGCGCCCGAACGTATACTGAAGACGCTTCACAAACACATCAACTCTTACATTCTGCCTCTGAAGCAGAGACGACATACCAGTAGCTGTTCTGCCTGCGCCAAGAGATGCCGGTGCCTGCCCAGCGATGGGGCCACTCACACCAGAAATATTACCTGCCATCTCCATAAGCGAATCTTCTTCGCGATTGTGAAAACCAGAAGACTGCTGGAACGTCGGAAAGCGCACCGAGTTATTAACATCATCAACCGGAATACCAACTCCTGGACCAATACGCATCTCTTCATTCTTCATGCCTGATGCTGGATTGTAGAGGAACCACGGAATCGTTGTTATAGTAGCAAAGTCGATCTTCTGGTTATGTATCGCATCGATCTCTTTGTTGTACGGATACAGAAGCTCCGGAAGCCCCATGCTGTACGCGCGGTGCGGCCGCTTATACAGATCACCCTTGAACAGTGGGCGGCGACCCGTGGTGCTCACCTTGTCTAAATCAGTATCCCTTACAATCTCGCCGGTCTCCGCCTCAACCCAAAGAATAACTTCCTCAGAAAATCCGTCATCATCTAGGTCGTATGTGAGATTCGCCTCATATATCTCAAACAACTCCTCGTTAGCATGACTATCACGAGTAATAACTCCTTCATTCAAATCCTGCTCATCTCGGTAGTCGTGCGAACTCTGATCAATACTAGAGATGCGATCCTTCTTAGCAGCTCTTGCTGCAATGATGCGCTTCACAGCTGCCTTGTCGTACAGCCCAGCCTCAACTCTACGATTCACATCAGACTCAGATAGCCAGATGCGATGCGCAAAGCATGGCATGCGATCAATGTCGTTATAGTCCCCAAGCATAAGGACATCTTCTTTGCGCAAAAGCTCAAGTACCGGTCCTTCAAATATCTTAACACGCTTCTTCTCAGCTCTCTTGTGAACCTCGCCTGTCTCAGGGTTGAGCCAATCTTCAACTACCAAACTCATGCGGTACTGGCACTCCCAGCGCAGCTTGAGAATGCCGAAGCCTGTCGTAATAACTTCCCACAACCACTCATCAATCACCGGGAAAATACCATCATTGTAATTCACATAGCTAGTAAGCGCCCAGTGCATAAAGACTTCCTTCATCTCCACTGTCTCGCGGTCCATCTTCTCTCTTGGGCGCGCAAAAAACCAAGGGCGCATACCAAAGAACACATCTAACAGGTGTGCGTGTAATGTCAGGCAATGCTCCATGGTCACTGGGAGGTGGAGGTCAGACGCCCCAGCCCAAGGCCCTGCGCGTGTGGGGCACAAATACTCGTTCCATCCCGATAGAAATTCTACTTGCCTTGATAACCACTCGTCACGGTCTTGGCTCATCACACGGATGCGCTCAAGAAGCATGGCTGAGATCTTCTTCTTGTCATAGCCGCGCTTAACAGGCAGATCTTCTTCAGCAGGCTCCTTAACTTTATTGTCGTCGTAGTCTTGCATGGCTTGCTGCGTTGGTTGAAAAGGTAGCGGCATACCAATTTCCGGCATTGCCGGTGATGTAGCTTGCTGCGGCAAGCCAGGTGGAATACCTTGTTGCGGAGGTTGATGCCCAAAACCATTAGCGCCCATAAAATCCTCCGTACCGTATCGTCGATGGACCTGCGTAGGAACCAAACCGAGATGGCTGTATTACATTTGTATTACTTGTGTGTGAAGTGTGTGCGCTGGCCGCTAACGCAGGCGACTGTAGTCTCAGCGGGACGTGGTGTTTGACGGCTACTGGATTCATAGATAATATATAACGCACGATACTTATCATGTCGTTGTACGTGTTGAGTTCTTTCTCGACCTTATCCTCGGTCTGACTATTTTTCCACCCATGAAGATCAAGCTCTTCAATCAGACGGGTGCACTTGTCGTCGACGAAAATGCGCGGGGTGCGGTGCGGTGATGCGAGGGTATTATCAAGTAGCACGTTTATATATTCAAGCCCCGAATTTAAAAGATTCTTCTTCTGCGCCATCTTGAAGGAAAGACGCTTGCCGTACTTGCCAGTCGCCTCAATCACGTTCTTAAAGTTCGTATGGTTCATCGCCTCGCGGATGTTGATGCTCGTGTCGATGACTCTGGCTGCGATGTTGTAGCGCGGCGTGGGGCGATTATCCTCGATCACGAAGTCGTGCTCGATAATCTTGTCGCGCAGCGTCTCGATCGTGTAGTCCTTCCAGATCTCGTCGAAGAACACGATGTCGTCATCTGGCGTAATGCAACACCACAGCGCCGCTTGATTCTTGCGCCCGTACACGTGCGGGTCCACACCCATATAACACACGTACTGCGGTGGTGGCACGAAACCATGTAGCACGTGCGTCTTGTAGTTGAAGTTCTTAAACACCCGGCCCTGTAGTTGCTGGAACTCGCCGTACAGGCGGGCTTGCTTGTAGTCGTCGCTGACCGTTGCCGCGAACTGCTCGACGCCTTCTTTGCTGAGATACGGGTTGTCGTAGATCGACATCTTGAAACACTCGATTAGCGGATTTGTGTGCGTAATGCCTGGCATCCATAACTTCGTAAACAGCCATGCCTCGGATAGCGGCGTCATCGTCATCCATAACCTGCCGTTGCGATCGGTAAGGCCTCTCATTACTGCGTTGTAAACTCTTTCTTTGCACGGTTCATCAAGATGAATCCAGTCGAAATCCGAAGACTCGAATTTCATTTGATCCTGATCGTACGACTTGAATTCTATAACAGATCCATTCTTGAACTGAATGATACTCGGTATCCCCTGCGAGTTGTTGATGGTACGCGCTATGCAGTCCGTTGGCAGCATCGACATCAACTTCGGTAATATCACCGTAGCAATACCGTGCGGATAATCTGTAGCACAAATCCATCCCTTGTTCGGCACCTTGATCTCGCGGTACGGATGAATCCCTAGCGCTGTCCATACATCTTCACACACGCCAGCATGCGATTTTCCCGAGCGATTACTTCCCGCAAACAGCCTAATTTGAGCGTTGGATTTGTGAAACTCAAGCTGCTTCGCATGCGGCACATACCCGTCGATGGGGCGCTTCTTCTTGAGGCTGTCCTCAAGCTTGAGTAGCTCATACGCACGCTGCTTCTCCGCGTAGCTCAGCTTGGTTAGGTCCGCTATCATGAGTCGAGCTTAGTGGTGGGGGAGGAAGTTGATGAGGATGGAATCTCAAGCGTGGATGAGGAGGGCTGCTGCGGCAACTCCCTGTCATGCAGCATAGACCGCAGTAGCGCGTCCAACTCCTTCTCATCAATGCCGTCGATATTCTTGTTCAGGTTGATCGCTCGCGCCACTGGCTTGCCCTGCGCCATATGAAACATCTCAGTGCGCGCCGCTATGCGGTGCTTCTCGCTCTCCCCGTTCATCGCAATATCCATAACAGACAGCGTCGCGAGTGGTGAGAAGAGATCAATGATGCGCGCTGTGTCTCTTGCTGCGGCTGCGCGGAGCAGCTCCGGCCACATCTCGTCGTACATCTTGCGCAGCTCGACGGAATGCGCATACCCGTGCTGCTGCTTTAACTGCTCCTGCTGATGCTCAAGCAGTATCGCGTCGATCGCTCGCTTGCGAGACTCCCTCATCGACTCGTCGAATTCTATCTGACTGATGCTAGGGGTCTGTTGGAACTGGCTGGCACGGTCAGGGACCATCACAGTCTGTAACTTCCTCGCTAAATGCGGTGACATCGGTGGCATATGGTATTTGATCTCCCTATCAGAGTCCCTATTATGGCCGTTTAATCGACGATCGCCTGCTAAGGCATACATTGTGACAGTTGGGTTGGCTCAGTGGCTGTAATGCCATTGTAAGCAGTGTATAAGGAATGTGCTGCGTTGTCTAGGGGTGTTGTGTCATGTATGGCAATGGATGGCATGTGAGGTAGGATTACTGTCGTTATACTTATAAGAGAGAAGGTGGTGCGCTATTGGGTGGTTCCCGATCCAGTATGTCGTGGGTGGTTGTGGCTCGGCCCCCGGCATGGCGCGGTAAGGTGGCGCACGTGACAAAGAATCGCCGCATCGCGTGTAACCGCAACACTTTCCAGTCATTGTTGTAATGATTTTACACCCCCTGTTACTAGGAAAGTGTGGCACATGACGTCGTTATTGTAATAGCTCTTGTCATTGTCGTTAGTACAACAGTAAGGCCAACATACCCGAATCGTTATAAAAAAAGCGACTTGTCGTCAAAACCAATGCAAATAACGTCATGTACAGTCGGACAATTTGACAAGATGATAAGAATTACGAAAATAAATATAGCAGACTAACCACAATTTCGTAATTACAATACCATGTGCGTACGTTCCGTGGGGGGGCTAAACATATATAGCAATTTACGAGGTACTTATGACTTACCGCGTCATAGCCTATTACGTCATTATATCAACATCTCTATAACATATACGTCTATATCATATAAGCTATACGTAATATACCTTCCAAAAGGGGGGTACGACATATCGAAAAATCAAAAAATAGAGTGATATAAGCATATAATATATATATGAATAAGTAAAATCTTCTCTCTCTCTCTCTCTCTCTTATGGTTGCAATATTCGTGCCAATTAAAAATAAATCTTAAAAGCAAAATTTCCCCTCTTTTCCACCCACAATCCACCTATTTTGAAAAACAAAATTAACAATTTTGCACAAAACCACTATTAAATTCTTATTCCAAGTTTCCCATTAAATTCCGCGCACTTCCGCGTCACGCAAACAATCTTATTAATTTCACAATCTTTTTTATTATTTATTTTCACATACCTAACTCATTAATATCACTCATACAATATATACTTCCGCAAAAATAAGCATATTGACACAAACAAAATTAATAATTATGATAGGCACACCAAGGAATTGTCCTGGTGCCAAAAGGAGTAGCTTAAAATGTTAAGCCAACAACACAAAAATCTTATCTGGTTAGCTGCAGGTGTCGCAATCGGCGTCACGCTCACTCTTGCATTCGCCAAGATTGAGCGCATCAACACCCCGTCGCCACTGACTCTCACTCAGGCCATAGGTAACGTCCCATACAGTATAGTGCTTGAGCACCACGAGAATTCGCCTGCGCTACAAGCTTACAGCCGCACGGACGACAACTTCATGGATATATTGAGTCTTAATGACCTTAAACAACGCAAAGAGGGGGAATAAGTATGAAAACACCTGATGGAATGATCAGTGTTAGAATTAGCTACCATTGGCCATGTAAAAATTGCTGTGAGGGAACATTACCAGAAAACAGGGTCCGTAGCAGTGATATGGATGATTATGCTTTCAATGTTATGAAGAATTATTTTGAAATGGGATTCCCAGATACGTTTAAAGCAAAATGATTTATAGTCTGCCAGAAATGTTTTGATGATATTTTAAAAGAAAAGGGGGGATGAGAAATGAAATTACAAAAGAAAACGATTTCCGAAGTTTTGCAGGACAAGTTGGGGCGCATACCGACGCACACAGAGCTATGCGATGACGTCAAAAGAATATTGAAAGAGGCCGCGAGTGAAGTCAAGACACGCAAGTGTGTTGATGTTTCAGGCAAATATAAAATCATGACTAGTAAGTTATTAAAATATGGTGAATGGGGATTTATAAAATGGGCACACTAATACCTCCAGAATTATCGGCGGCATGGGCTAGGATAGACGCGCTTAAGCTTGGCGCTGCACACCATCGCAAGAAAAGCACGGCTAGAATGCTAATAAGTTTTGCTTGCGGCGTGGCGGTTGGAATTACAGTCATGCTCATCACCTCATGCGCACAACCGAGGCCGGTGGCACTGGTTGACGCGAAGATAAGCGCGCACACGGCGAAACGCTATCTCCCAGCAACATTCATAAAAAACTGCATGGAAGATGGTGGTGTGATCCCGACTGACTGTTGTCTTGAGTGGGCAACGGAGAATTGTTACATGAGTTTAATTAAGTAAGGAACGACGACATGAAATCAAAAGACGGCGACGCATTAATAAGTTACGTGCTAACGAGACTGGGATTGGACCATGTGAAGAACCACGCGTTGCAGTTGAGCTTGGTTACACCGGTATCGACAGGCACGTGGCACAAGATTAGCGACGGCGAGCCGGTAGTACAAGCAACGCTAGAGAAGATTGCCACAGCATGTAATGTCACCGTGCAAGAATTACTCGAGGCCTGCCCGTACCCGGTGAAGGACAAGCGGCAAGTGACAACACCGCACAACGCGAGGACAGGGCATAATAACGCAGCGATCAAAGCTCTCGCCGTGGAGGTCGACGACTGCAAGGCGAGCATCCGCGCGTGCTCTGACGCTGTGTCATCGCTCGCGACGATCGTGCATAACAAATTAATTGTTGGCGGATGATATGCCTTACGTTTACCGTTATAGGAAACGTAAGCTTCCGCCAACGAAGCTGAGAGATTTATTGAAAAGGATATCAAGGAATAAATACACGTGCCCAGATAAGGTGATGAGTTTGGTTGATAAATACTGCGAGAAGATTGGATACCATAAGGCTTTGATGACAACGCATTTATTCAGAGGAGATGGTGACAAGTTTGGTTCTTCGGGCCTTCAAATGATGAACTACAGATTTTATGAAAGCTATGATGAATGGATAGATGTTGTTGATCATTATGATAAGGAAAAATATGTGGTGAGATGTGAGTGTCAAGAAAAGCGTTCGACATTAGAAAGGTGGAGCAAGCGCTGTGCTGTTGAGAACATGCTTTGCGTCATTTGTAGCAAGAAGATTAATTACAATGACTATATTGGATGTGTTTTTAAAAAATCTTGGCATGAAGATTGTTATGCTTTGCTATTTAAATATTTTATTTTGGCCAGAGGTCATTCGTTATTTAAGTTTACTAGATTAGACTCTCTCGTTGGAGAGAGGAAGCAAGAGTTTGTTTTAGCTACTATATTATATAACCTATCAATGGAAAGATGGAAAGGATGAAGGAACATGGAAAGCGAAGAAAAAATGAATAGAACGTCTGCCGGATTAAGGAACGTGCTGTTTGATGAGATCGACTCATTGAGAAAGGGCGACTCGAATCCTGCAAGGGCAAGATCGCTTGCGATGCTGGCTAATACAGCGTTGAAATCTGTCGAGGTTGAGATTGAGTTTCACAAGTATGTGTCGGATGTGTCGAAGACAAACGGCGCTGCGAAAATAGGCTCGCTTGAACTTGGCGGCACTGAGATAAAGATGGATACTGAGATAAAGATGGATACTGAGATAAAGATGGATGCAGAGCAATTGCTTATTAAAGAAAAGCTGGCTTAAACTATTTAACCATAAAAAGAGAGGTCTGAGATGTTAGACGTCTATATTCAACGCGGGATGCCGCGGGTCTACGAGGTAACGTTCCACGTGAAGACGGATTCGATCATCACCGAAGAGGATGCAAGAGGTATACAGGCATGGCACGGGTTGCCGGTACCACGCGCGGGTCTCTTCTCTTTCCGGCTCATCGGCAAGAAGCTTCTCAAGCCGGATCTATTTACCACAGATGATCGCATCCTTAGGGAGTACGAGTGGCACTGTGTTGACACGCTAGGCGACCCGCATGCGGGAGATTTGGAATAACATGCTACAAGCAACACCTAACCAGCATTGCTGTGCCAGGGTCGAGTTCTTCATCGACGCCTATCACATCGACATCAACCATGCGGACCGCGCCACCTTCGACACGCTACTCAGCCAGGTCCGCTCCCTCACCGGAGCGCGCTGGCATCCAGGCAGGATGCACTGGACTGCACCGCGCACCGTGGTCAACGCGGTACTACTGCGTCTTCTCAAGTGGTACGACGACGCGCCGCTACTAGAGGCGGCAAGACAAGGCAACGCAGGTGATCTGCAAGCAGCGCATCATCACGCGACAGAGCAGGTCACATACCAGTGGCCAGCACTATGCATTACACCGTATCAACACCAGTACGACTTCGCTAACTGGGGTAAACAGCACAAGCGCGCTATGCTTATTGGTGACATGGGAATTGGAAAATCAATCGCTGCTATTATGTGGTGCAGAGAGCACGGCGTGTCACTGCAATCTGTTCTTGTGATATGTCCTGCCTCACTGATTATTAATTGGCAAAGAGAAATATCTGGCGCGACTAGCATCACAGCGCACGTGGTGGGCGGCACGCCGGCAAGGCGGAAAGCTGCACTGAAAGAAGCTGGAATCCACATCGTTAATTACGAGTGGGTTGTTGTTAAGGATAAGGCTGGTCGACCATGCATCAGAGAAGATATAGTAAATCTGAAAAAGACAGTTGTTATATGTGACGAGAGCCATAAAATGAAGGCTAGCAATTCTCAGCGGTCGAAAGCCATGGCCAAGGCAGCGCAGAATTTCACGCACGTCTTGCTCATGACCGGCACGCCTGTCAGCCAAGGAGCAGAGGATTATTTCAGCCAGTTTCGCATCATCAGTGAAAGCATCCTTGGTCCATCCTTCAACGCGTTCAAGAACCGCTACTGTAACATGATGCAGGTGCAGGGCGCGCCGCGTGGTGTGTCACGCATCACCGGGTACAAGAATCTGGAAGAACTTCAAAGCATCATCAACCCGTACACGTACACGATACGCAAGGCGGATTGCTTGGACCTGCCTGACAAGTCGTACCAGACTATTTACGTGGAGTTAACACCCGAGTTGCGCAAGGCGTACCACGAGATGAAGAACTGCATGGTTGTGGAGCTGAAGGCGGCGAGCGGCGATGCCAAGGCAGAGCACGTGATCGCGCAGAATATTCTTACGCGCATGGGCAAGCTGTCTCAGATCACGCAGGGGTTTATCATACACGAGGACGACGACCAGACGAGGCACATCACGCAGCTGTGCAAGACTGATCCGAACCCGAAGCTGGCAGCGCTTGAGGATCTCATCGATGCGGACCACAACCCTGTCATCGTGGTGTGTAAGTACACGCAGGACATAGCCAACGTTAAAGAGATGTGCAGCAAGAACAACTGGGTGTGCGGTAATATTGATGGGTCAGTGCCGATGGATTACCGGCAGGAAGTGGTAGATTTATTTCAGGCAGGCAAGATCCGCGTGCTAGTTGGCCAGGTGCAGACGATGGGGGTTGGGTACAATTTAACAGCTGCGAGTCGCATGGTGTTCTATAGTAACTCGTACTCTCTCATCGATAGACTTCAGTGCGAGGATCGCATCCACCGCATCGGGCAGAAAAACAACTGTCACTACATTGACATCGTGGCATCTCAGACGATCGACACAGCGGTCATCAACGCGCTGCGTGATAAAAAAGATTTCGCCTCGCAACTATCTAGCATGCGCGTGAATAATTTACTTGATCTGGTTTAGTTTTGTTCTAATATAACCGCGACTGGAAATTGTTCCAGAGCATTCAAAGGAGAATCTGTAATGTCAGACACATCAACCGCGCTCATCAACGAGCACAAAGAAGTAAGTGAAGAAGAGATACACAACAAGCTAGGCAACCTTGCCTTGCTACTGTCGCAGCTTGACGACAGGCTTGATCAGATTGCACGTGAGGAGAAAGAGGTAAGCGCCGAGCGTCACCGCGTGTCAGATGAATTGATGAAGCACATGCAAGCGCTTGGCATAGACAAGTTCAAGAATAACCTTGGCAGCTTCTCGGTACTGACATCGTACCGGGCGCAGATCGAGGATCAACTCAGGGCCATGCAGTGGTTCAAGGATCACGGGCTAGCTGGCATTGTCAAGGAAAGCATCCATTGGAAGACGCTGTCGAGTGAACTCAAGCGCATCGTTGAGAACGACAACGAGCAAGCGCTGTCTCTGCGTGAAGCAGGTGTTAGCTACTACATCGACGAGAAGATCTCGATACGAAGCAAGTGAGGTCGCCATGAAAAACATAAACAAAGAAAATGTTTACGCGATTCATCTCAACATCGACAAGCACGGCTTGGTTCAGGTTGAGTATTACATGAAGAAGTGGCCTGATAAGAAAGACATCGAGGTAAGAGATCATCTTAGACCTGGCACGTACACGTTCTGCCTTGGATGCGGGGAAGAAGCGGATGATGTTGATAGCGACGACGGAAATCTCAGCTCGTGCTGTGGTGAGAACACCGTCGACACGTTCATAGTGCAGACGACGTACAGTAAAGGTGAGTCGATTTGGCTCATGAAGGAGGACGCGTGAATATTAAAGAAATGTTTAGAGAGATAGAGGCTGTTACTACTGGTGACTGCAAACTTGTAATAACAATTGAGAGAAAAGATTTTAAAACTTCGACTGAATTTGAAATAAGTAGCGGCACTCATAATGAATATGTATGCATGGATGATAGCGATCCTTTAGAGGCGCTACAGAAGTATAAGGATGATCTTAAAAAATTAGAACTAGAACAAAAATCTTATGAGTCTAATCCGCTCGAAGCAAGTGCAGCACTTGAGACCACTGATGTTGGTGATCTTGAGTGGCTACACATTAAATCGTAACACTATAACACTTGGAGAATACTATGAGTACTGAACTATCAACACAAAAAGAAGAGCGCAACCTCGTCACATCAAGCTTAAGTTTGATCAACGACGAGATCACAAGCGACATGATCAAGATCCCGAGACTGCAACTACTGCAGAGCAACAGCCCTGTGGTGCAGGATGGCATTGAGACATCGGATGGCCCACGCACGTTCAAGCAGGGGACGTTTCACAACAGTCTTACCAATACCAACTACGGTGAGTCGATCGACATCATCCCGATCGCGTTCAAGCGTGGAGCTATCTACATGACCAACGATGATGGCATGGTATGCCGATCCTACGATCGTATCAACAACATGCACGGTGGCAAGTGCGACGCGTGTCCGTATCACGATGAGAAGAATAACTCTGCGCACTACGACAACTGGCGCAAAGAGAACGGCAAGAACATCAAGCCGCTGTGCCAGAAGACCTACGACGTGATGGTGTATAGCATCAAGGACAAGCAGCCAATGCAGTTAACGTTCAAGTCATCCAGCTACGGTGCGTGGGAGTCAGCTGTCACAGCACTGAAGTCTCCTGGCAACGATGCGTTTCGGCTTGGCATCGACAAGGAAAAGAACGGGGTCAATACTTACTTCGTTATGAAGTTCATTTATCCGTTTAAGGCTAGTCATGAAGACCGTGTCGATGCTGTCGGCTGGAGGTTAACTCTGGAAGAGCCGAAGGCGTACGTTGTTGATGAGGCCAAGGACGACATTAAATACTAGAAGAAGTTCAACCCACACCACGGTGGCGGATAATTTCCACGAATGAAAAGCATTGGTTTTCGTGATTGTTATCCAGTGCCTGCCGCCACCGTAATTTTTCAAGGACGAAGCAATGACGCTACTCAGTGAACTAGTATTGTCTCTTCCGCTTCTCGCCGAGGACAGAGGCAAGCTTCATGCCAGAGGATTTACTGATGATGTTATCGCCAAGTACCACTTCAAGTCTTGCTATGATGGAATCACGACGAAGTTAAGAGAGCTGGAGTCGAGGCACGGGCAAGACCTCATGATTTACGAGCAGCTCTACACCGTGCATCCGCGATACCGGGCTGATGTGCATGTCAACGGACAGCTTACAACACCGAACATCTTGATTCCATACATCGACGAGCAGGGCAACGTGGTCAAGGTGCGCCCCCACAAGATGGGTTTCAAGGATCAGCCGCCGCTAGTATACAGGACCGACAGCTCACGCAAGAAACACAAGTCATGCATCATAGCTGAGAGCGAGTTCAAGGCTGTTGCTGCTGAGTGCTTCGGCTTTGCTTCGATCGGCATCCCTGGCATTGCGAGCATGAGTGGCAAGCATCTTGAGTACTTCATGTCTGTGATCTCGTCGATACCAGCAGACGAGTTCGTGATCTGCTTTGACAACGAGATCAAGAACGACCCAGCGTTTTCCAATTACAAGTCAGACTGGCGCAAGCGCTACGACACGATACTGTACGCTTACGTGATGTGTAAAAAGATTATCGACATGAACATCCACTGCAAGATCGCGGTGCTGCCAGCTGAGTGGATGGTGGACGGCAAGATCGACATCGACACAGCGCTAGCGCAGGGCCGCACAGCAACGGAGTTTGCAGCGATGGTGGATCAGGCTATGGCCAACGAGATGTTTTTAAATAAGGCTGGCGTTGATCCGCTGCATAGGTCCTACATCGAGCGGCGCAAGAAGATGTTCTTTAACAAGTCGCCGATCTTTGTGGAGAACAACTGCTTCCACATTAACAAGCCGACCAAGGACGACAAGCCAGCCGAGAAGATCAAGCTCATGAACGGGCACATCCGCATCAAGAATAGCTACGAGGGCGATGATGGTAATGGCTCTAACGTGTTTCGGCAGATGGTTATCATTGGCGAGTACGGCGAGGAGTCAAAGCCATACGACATGCCGACAGACAAGATGTCGTCGAAGAAATACTTTAGCCAGTGGTTGATGGGGCACGGGAATTACATCTACTACGGCGACGACCGGCAGCTTACTCTCATGTGGGAGTGGATCTTTGATAACGATGAGGGCGGCATCATCAACATCGTGTACAACTGCGGGTACGTGAAGGAGTTCGACTTCTGGATCTTTGACAATGTGCTAATTAAGAACGGCGTTCAGTATGACATTGACGACAACGGCATCTTCTGGATCGACGCGATCGGCTACAAGCCGACGTCTCTGAGCGACCAGACCCCAGTCCCAAGTCTAAGCAAAGACACGTTTGACATCGACAAGTTCACAACCCAGCTAGCTGACACTGTGGACATCAAAGAGCCAGGTATGGCCAAGGCGATGATGGCCTGGTTTATTGCGACGCTATTCTGCGACGTGATTCAGCAGAAGTTTCACATGTTCCCGCTGTTCTTTCTCTACGGCGATAAGGGATCTGGCAAATCCACGATCGTGCGCTGGATGCTGAACCTCATAGGCATGGCAGACAACATGCACAACCTGGCAAGCTCGTCGATCGTTGGGATTAGCCGGGTGCTTGGGTACTACAGCAACTTGCCCATGGTTGTGGACGACTGGCGGGATGTGCAGGAAATGAAGAAGTTTATACCGTACTTCCTCGGTGTGTATAACAGGCAGACATCCATCAAAGGAGTGAAGGCAGCGCGTGGTATCCAGCAGTACGACCTTAGAGCAACGCTTGCGATCCTAGGTGAGGAGATCGTCAGTGACGCAGGCTTGTCGAGTCGATGTCTTCAGTTCTACATGCCGATGAAGCGCCGCAAGGAATGCTACGACGAGGTAGAGGCGACATTGCCTGAGGCGAGTGGATACACGCGGAAGCTTTTAAGTAACGGTTATGACAAACATGCAGACAATATTTTGACAGCGATCAGCATAGCCAAGAAAGATCTTGCTGAATTCAACCCAGAGTTAGAGTCGCGCATCATCTTCAACTACGCTGTGATCAAGGGGGTGTGGCATGAGATGTTCGGGCCTGATGCTGAGCTTGGCGAGTATATCAATGCAAGACTTGTGACAGGACAGGCGGAGACGACAAAGACTAGCAAGCTTAGTAAGTTCGCTTCTGAATTTATATTCGGTGTTAGGCAGAAGATTTTAAACGCGGATCATTATAGTTTCAGCAGTGACGGTAGAGAGGTGTGGCTGTGGCTAAGCGGTGTCATCGATGTAATGAATAGGCAATACAATAGAACTACTAACCCTGTGAATGCTGACTTGATATTAAAGCACTTAACACAGCAAGACTACTTCATTTCGTCTGGATGGGAGAGCCTTGGTGGCGGCAGTGTGCAAGTTATTAAACTTAATTTGTTGGCCATGCCAGATGAGATGCGAAGAAATTTTAAAGGCGCTGATATGTTTGGAGGATTTAAATGAGCAAATATTATGTCAAAAGTGCCAAGACAAAGATGAGTCTTACAGGGTCGAAAAGAAAAGTTAATCTTAATTTTACAGACGAATGCTGCGCCAAGCTTTCGCACATTTGTTTAGTTGAAGACAGAACAGCATCTTCAATTGTTGAAGAACTTATATTAAAATTATTTAAGGAGTTTAATAACCGACATGACACCTGAAGGCAAAGTCAAAGCTGAGATCGTTGACTATCTAAAGACGATGCGTCCAGACATCTGGTACTACTGCGCGCAGGACCGCTTTACCGCAGGTATCCCTGACATTATCTGCTGCTACAGAGGCAGGTTTATAGGTATTGAGGTGAAGCGTATTGAGTATAATAAAGATATGCGGCGCTATAACCGCCTACAGGAAGTGATAGGCGAGAAGATCGTTGAGGCAGGAGGAGATCATTGCATCGCGACAAGCATTGAAAATGTTAAACAATTCTTTTTCGATAGTGAGGTATTATGAATAGAGATATTAAAGGACGCGACCTGATAGCGGTAATGCTTAAGAGCAGGCAGGAAATAAAGCGGCAGCTAGACGACGACTTTGGTAGATACGTGCGCAGGTTGATGCTTGGGAGTATTGCTGTCAGCATATTATTTTTAATATTTATATTGACCAGATGACGTACGGTACTGTACGGTAACTAATATGAGCACGATAAAATTACTGAAGACGATGCGGGCTGCGATGAAAGATCAGAAGATAACCCAGGAATACCTGGCGAAATTCGTAGGCGTATCGCGCCCCACAATGAGCATGTTCTTAAGCGGCAAGCGCGAGCTTGGCAACGACACACTGCAAAGCTTGCTTTATAAGCTTGGCATCATTGAGTTAGGCAATAAAAAGCGAGGGATGTGAATGACCCCAGCAAAATTATTCATGATCTGTCTGCTGATGTGGTCGCTGATAATAGTTTGTGTGATTGTGGTTATGAGATGACAGAACAAAAATACAAAGTAGGTGATGAGGTTTTGGTTATGGCTAAGATAGATGAACATGACGGCAATGATACATGCCGTGTTCTGTTTAAAAACGACTTGGTTCGTATAAAAGACAGCGATATTTATGGCATCGCCCCCGAGTTCACGCCTGGGGAAGAAATCGAGGTGAGTAACTTGGATGCTACTGATTGGGAACAGCGTGAATTTTTTGGTGTTGATTAAAAGTTAAACGAGCGATTAGTTGTCAAAAATCAAAGAGGTTGTTTTGATAATTTTTTATTGCCCGCAAGATCAAAAAATCCACCGAACAAAAGATGCTGGCAGATGGTATCATTATCAACAGTAAGAAGTACAAGCTGGTGGAGGAGTGATGAGAGAATTTAAATTCAGAGCTTTGGACCAGGTCAATAATAAAATGCTGTATAATGTTACAGTTTTTCATAATGGGAAAACAAAGGTATGCAGAAGCCACGGATTCGCTTTGCAGTACGATCCTAGCTACGATGATGTGGATGTCATGCAATTCACTGGGCTGAGAGACAAAGCCGGAACTCACATTTACGAAGGAGATATTTTAAAGTGGGGAATCCATCAAGGTGAAGTTAGCATGAAGAGTTCGTGTTACGTATTCGCTGATGGGATTGGTTTATACCCATGTAATTAGAACGCAGAAATCATTGGCAATATTTGGGAGAATCCAAGCCTTTCGCTGGCTGTAGCTGGAGATTAATTTATGGCCAAAGACATCAAACAAATAATCGCGGAGATGCGGAGTAAAGTGGCTGATGTCACTAAAGGCTCATGGGCCATAAATTTTAAAGGTGCAACTATAGCATCTGACATATTCCATGTTGAAAGGTTTGCAGAGAGATCTGCTACTTTGAAGCGTGATGCAGACTTCATTGTTTCTGCCAGCAGCAATATCACCGCGATACTGGATTATATTGAGGATTTAACAAAAGAGAACGAAAGGCTACATAAAATATTAGCTATTACAGCCACCCCCTGATGGCTTGGGAGTAGCCGCATCTCAGGCATGTGTATGGCAGTGAGGCGCTTGGTATGGATCCAACCGTGTCATGATTAATTTTATGAAGTTATATAGAATAAATCTTAGAGGCTATTGTTTTAAAGAATATTACGCTGTGGCAGAAGATTCGGCGAAGGCGTATGAAAAGGTTCGTGCTTATTTGGATAAAAATAACCTCGCTTTCGAGAAAGATAGAGAGATGGAAACGATAACTCTTCTTGCTGATGAGACTTTATATCCTGACTGTGAAGTTATATTTATTTTATAACGCATTACGTAATGGAGGATGTGATTATTGTACACGAAGATAAAGAATACCATGTTTTGAAACAAGTAGAATACTCAGAATGGTCGTGTTATTTATTTGGAGGTACACCAGAGGATGTATGATTGAAGTGGAAACCACACAAAGGACGAGGGGGCAAACTTTTTCTGGCGATTGATGCAATATATTTGTTTTGGGAATTACTGGATTAAAGAAATATGAAACTCAAATGTCCAGCATGCGGGAAGATTGTAGGTGATGGTGTTGGTCATGTCTTTAACAGTAAAGGCTACACACTATGCGGTTCTACCGGCAAGATTGTTAAGATGAAGAAGGTTAGATGAATGGACTTCCCATAAAATTATGGCGGACGATTTTTAGGAAACCTTATTATGTTTCTATGCACGACAAAGAGTTTTGCTGTGTGTGCAGGCATTCACTGCTTTGGTGTCTATATAATAGATCAACTCATTTTTTTAAATAATTTATATGATTATGAAACAAAGAGTTAAAATAACGAGAGAACAAATTTTTAATGTTGCATCAAGCAATCCCTATCTTGCGACAATGAGTGATAATGGTACTGTTAGTTTTAGATTCCCAGACTCAATCGAAATCGAGGTGGAGGTACCTGATAAAGATTGTCCAAATTGTACTTGGCCACCACCTCCGCCTGGTTATCGGCGAAATAGTTATGGTGATCTACAAGAGGTCGATGCTGGCGTTTCAGAGCCTCAAGCTTCTGTTGCTACATGCGACGATAATCCAATTATAAGGTGCGATGCTAATGGCCGTGTTCTATATGTTTGCGAGAGATGCGTAAAGGAAGTTACTGGAGAGCCTATTAAGGATGAGGTGCAGGATAAACTAGATGGGCTTAGTGATGATCTTTATAAACTTGGTAAGATTAACTATGAAATAAAAAAACACCTAAGCAAAATGGCTGATGATAAATATGCAGAACAACCATACAAGCTCAAGGCTCCGGCTATCTACAACAACTTTGGGGATTACCATATATCTGATGTAACATTTGAGAATGAAGCTGAGGCAAAAGAAATGTTAGGAAGTTCATTTGTCTGCTGGCCAGCCACAATCGACCCTGCGACTGGGATGTATAAGGTGCCAATCAAATGAAAACCAAAAAACAAAAGCCTGTGTTCGATGGTATCAAAGTTACTACTTATAAACCATGGGTATCAGGAGATTCTATATCAAGCTCCGTCACAAATCCATTGCACTACAAATCCCACCCATCTGGTATTGAATGTATTCAGGTGACAGAGCATATGAACTTCAATCTTGGGAATGCTGTGAAGTATATCTGGAGGCACGAAGGAAAGGCTGGAGTTGAAGATTTACGTAAGGCCGCATGGTATATTTACCGTGAAATTAAACGTATAACAAAGGAGACAGTATGAAGGCGACACTATTACTATTAACATTATTACTTGTGGCAGATATTGCTAACGCAGCTTGCCGCACTTATATTATCAAAGGCAAGTCGACAACTTGCTGCACTTTCGGCCAAGTAACAACCTGTAACTAGAGGATAACAAACATGTCAGAAGAACTAACACTCGAGTCTCTCAAGGCTGAGATAACTGATCTTAAAACAACAAGCATCCTTCTCAAAGAAGTACTGCGTGGTCTCATGGAAGCAACCGGCTACATGGTGGCGAAGAACATCATGTCAGATAAGGACGAAGTGAAGCTTGTTAAGCTGGAGGTTAAATGAGTGAAGGCGCATTAACAAAACAAGAAGCTATCGATAGCTTTGAGGTCATGTCACCTGAGGTTCTTCTCATCGAGATGGATAAACCACCGGAGCAGTATCAAACCAAGGACGGAAAGATCAGCCTTCTTGTTAAGCCTGAATCTGTTAGAGCAAAGCAAACCAACACTTCCGAATCAAGTCGCGTGCTCAAGATGTATGTCTTCGACTCCGATGAAGAGAAGCAAGAAGCGCATCAAGCTCACCCGAAGTTGCGCAAGGTAGCTATTGGCACACGCATTGCCCATATGGATTATACAGCTCCGCGTGGTCCATTCATTAACTTTCCAGAGCTTCGTGTCATCGGTGTTGATGACGTAATCGGTGTTCTTAAAACAGATAAACCTATAATGAATTGATATTATGGCAAAAGGAAGAGGAATCAAAGACGTAGATCCTGCAGTTCTTAAAGCCATGGTAGCGCAGGCAAAAATGAATACAGCGTGCTTGAAAGCAGGTGAGTTAACTCAGTACTGCTGTGCTTGCAGATCACCTGTATTGCAAAGATGGGCAAGGCCTGGAAGAGATCTTATCGACAGCAGATACAAAATGCTGGAGGATAAATGGGACGGTGTGGCACCAGGATATCATCAATCAGTACGGGCTATTATATGCGAGCCGTGCAACCGTGTGTATTTTGACGGCGAGAAGTGGCTAGGGCATGTTAAATGAGTTGCATACAAACGCAAGCTCCAGTACCATTATTTATGATGGATGAAATACTTTCATCAATAAAAAATGCAATCGAAAAAGGCGAAAGCGTTGTATTGTTTATTACTAATAATGATAGTTTGGTAGAAAAATATAGGAATCTTGAGACAGTTGAAGATATTGTTGATAATCATTTTATAACAGAATTCGATAACTTAACCATGATCAAGTATGTGACGATGAAAGAATGTAACGCTAGCCTGCATTAGCGAGAGTTAAGACAACTTACTACCTTATACCAAGTCTTTGGATCCAGCTTTCTAGAATTATAAAGAACTCCATCATGAAACAGATCTAAAATACTCTGCACTTCAGGCCCACAATTATAAGCCGGGAGGCTTATTACTTTTGGATGTCGGGCCACCTGGCACGCGGAAACTGATGTCGTCAGTATCGTTATGCCAAGTATTAGGAAGATTAGATGTGATAGATGCATCTTTCTTTGCCCTTTCTTCGTTATTTTTTATAGCAATGTTAGTGGCATATAGTGCATCCTGGATATTTAGAACCCTATCTCTTTGCCTCTGCTTCCACCTTCCATACAAATAAGCGTAGAGTAAACTAATTAATGCAGGTATAAGTGTCGCTAAAGCTATGATGCCGTACTTACTCATCACGCCCAGAGGCTAGCAGAGACATGCCTGTAAAGCCCATAAACCCCATCTTGAGAGCTTCAAGCACAGAGCTGTCGCCAACCCCCTTGGCAGAGAGAACTGCTAGCACAGCCAAACCTATAAAGCCTAGCACGGAACGATAACCCTTCAGCTTATTAAGCAGAGGGATCTTGTCAAACAACTTGGCGAGAACCTCAAAAACTGCACTAATTAGGTCTTTCATGCTTCTCTCCTTATTTAAAATATTCCATTAAAATTTATACCGTAGTAGCCAGGGATAACCTGAGCGCCAACATCAAGGCCATTAAAGACGTTCGATAGCTGCGCAGCAATTCCTCCTTCGTTCGGCCTGTTGAATAACAACTCTTTGTTGCCAATCGGAATTGGGGATCCAAACAACTGATTGAACACAGCTTGATAGGCCGCATCCCTCCCCATATCTTTCAGGACGTATGGCATGTCATATTGGTTATACCCCCCCTACTATCATGACCAAAGAGGACGGCATTTGGGTTGCTTCTTCCACTAGCTTTGTCTAGAGCCCCAGCGCCAATGCTATTAAACAATTGCCTAATAAAATTTAATTTATCATCACCCATTAAATTAATCCAGCCTCTCTGCGAAGGCTGGCTATGCGATTAAGCCAACCTTTCAAAAACTTTAAGTTCTTCGGCTTTTTCTTTGCCAATGTTTTGTAAAACTCAACCCTGGCGTTTAAATATTCTACATCATCTGGGTGATCTGTCGCTAGTCTCAGCGCAGCAGAAACGCCCATGTTTACAGATGTGTCAAAGACAATCAAGTTGCTCGGCCATTCCCGCTTATCGCATTCGGCGGCGTTCCAATATTTTTGTTTGTAGATTTCTTTTGCTCTTTCGATGGTGAGATTCTTAATGTCTTCAGACGGGAAAGATCTTTTGCTAATACCAAACTTGGTCTCTCCTCCGCTGTCGTTCTTGTCGTTGACATACCCACCCTCTCTCGCCAAAACAAAAACAACACATCTTTCAAAATCCACATCGTCGTCCATAGAATTAAGCTTGACCAAGTCAATCGGCCCCGGGGTAAAAAGGCTGTTTAGGAACTTCTGGATTGAAGACAGAAACGACATCGTGATCCTTTAGGTGCTGTTTAATCGCTGCGATGTCTGATCGTATTTGTATTATCTGCTCCGATTGTACCATAACCATGGATTTCACATCAAAAATATATATTATGCTAAGACAAATCCCGCCGATAACAGCAAACCAAAACTCCCAATTTGGGATCAACTTTTTCATTTGAAAATCCATTGGATTAAGAAAGGTTTGTCGGAATGTGTTTTATACCCAAGCAAAAGTATAAATGGGCACCACAGAAACCACCAAAATGGTGGCAGATAAGCAAGGGCAACGAGTGCGTCTGATTGCGCAGGCCTGAAAAACGTGTCGAAATAAAAGTCTGGTTCTTTGGGTTTCTTGGCCCATCCCTCAATAATAAGCTCTTGGTATAGGATGCGGCAATGATTCAAGACGCATAGCGTTATGACTATGTAGATAGGAAGGAATGTTGCGGCTAAGAGTAAGAGGCCAGCGAAGAGTCCTTGCGTCACACCGTGTGATGGCCCTCTATCAGGATCATTCATAAATCTATTCATAGTTGCTAGCCATTTAACAGATCCAATGTATGTATTTATTGAATCAATCAACTTCATACATCCGCCCATCTTTGATTGTGAATTATTTTAGAAATGGTTGGCTGCCTAATACTGATGAGTCGTTTTATTTTGCATTGAGGCATCCAAAATAGGTGACAAATCCTTATGGCTTTAACAGTTTCC